GTTCGTTGAGAACAACGCATACTGTCAAAAAGTGCTACGCAAAAACTTCCCACTCGTCCCAATTCACGATGACATCAACACATTCGACACATCATTCAAATTCGGTGAGTACGACCTCATCACAGCTGGATTCCCATGCCAAGACCTCAGTTCAGCGGGCAAACAGGCAGGACTTCGAGAAGGCACTCGCTCTAGCCTCTTCTACAGGGTTATCGAAATTGCTAGGCGTGTTCGACCTAAGTTCATCCTCTTTGAAAACGTTGCAAATACCATCAGTCACGGCAACGGGGAAACTTTCCAAAAAATCCTCTATGAAATTGCCAAAATCGGGTACAATGCTGAGTGGGGCATTGTATCAGCTAAAGATGTGGGAGCCTGTCACCTCCGCAAACGCATCTGGATTATTGCCTACGCCAACGACCCAAGATACCATCGCACATCCAAATGCCAAGCTGACTCCGAACGGACGGAGACTGTCATCAAGTGGTACGACTCATTCGCTGAACCTACAGGACAGGCTGACTCTGTTACCAACACCGACAGCATCAGATGTGGAGGGCGGGATTGCCAAGGACGTACAGTTCGAGAACAACCACTTCTTCAGACAGAACAAGCAGGGGACTCGCTGGGGGGTCAAGCTACGGGATGTAGCTCCACACCTACCAACACCCAGAGCATCGGAGTGGAAGGGGATAGGAGTTCAGGGCAGCAAGTCCAGCTTACGTTGGGCGGAACAGGGTTACTTAACTGGAGTCCTCAACGAAACATGCTCTCTCCCAACTGGACAAGCTACACATCTCAACCCGTCCTTCGTAGAGGAGATGATGGGCTATCCGATAGGGTGGACAGACTTAAGGCACTAGGCAATACCATATGTCCGCAAACAGCTGCAATTCCACTAGGTCGAATCAAACAACTTGACTCTCTCCTCCAGCATAGCTAATATGTTGGATGAGGGACTCTCCCTCTGTTGTTTACCACATTACATCATGCAACCAAAGTCACGTACTTCTACTTGCGTCAAGTCTATTGACGTATCACCACTCACAGGCACAGCCATTGTTGAGTTCTTGACTGGTACACGCTACGAGTACAACAATGTGTCTCGCAGAGCTATTACCAATCTACTAGCACAGCCTAACATGAGCCTTGGCTTCTGGGTCAATGCCAACTGTAAGGCTAAAGGTGTCAAGTGCAGAGAGATCACACCTGCATCTTTCTACAAACACAAACTTGCAAAGGTCAGACTTGTGCAAGAACCTGTACTTCCTCAAATCTAATGCCAACAATGACTGTTTATTTAGATCGCAGTGTAGCCTCCTCTATCATGGAGGCTGGCTACAACTATACGCCAACTGGCAATTCCACTATCGCCGTTGAGTTCGATGAAAATGATGATGTGTATACTGCACTCTCAAATGCTGGACTCGACCATATCGCCGACTCGGTGATCTACACCAATTACTATGAAATTAATTGACAATGAGATCTACCAAGCCTACAAATCAGGACAGGCTAAACAATGTAAAGAGTGTGGAGAAATCAAACTCCTTGAGGACTTCCCGCTCTTCAGTACTGTGGGAGCAGGTCGCAAGAATACTTGCAAACATTGTACCAACAGACAAGCAACGGTCAGACGTAGACTGAGACGGCAAAATCCCATACCCGCCCCAGGCGACTGTCCAGCATGCGGTAGGCATACTGCTAACTGGGTTCTTGACCACGATCATAAAACTGATAGGTTCAGAGGTTACATCTGCAACTCATGTAACGTAGCCTTTGGCAAGTTTGATGACGACCCTTCCACAATGCAACGCTCACTTATCTGGCTTCAATCACATGGCTGACATTATCAACCTCAAATCAACAGACGAACAACAGTACATCAAAACCTTTGATTGCTGTGACGACCCGATTGTCTTTACAATCACACGCCAATCTATGTACGCAGAGTATGGCACAATTTGCGGAGTGTTTGACTCTGAGGACACTGTAATGGTTAGACTTAAACGTCTCCTAACAAGTCCAAGAGACGGTGACAAGTTCATCGTTGAGGCTCACAACCTACGCAACTTTAACCAAGAGGAGGACTTAAACTAATGCCTTGTTACATATTCAACTGCACCAAAGAAGGTGCTATTCACTGCGATGCTGACTCACAAGAAGAAGCTGAAGCTATGTTACAACAGGACATGGGTAGCTTCTATGTCAACGACTTCCACTCTGGTCGAGAGGAATGTGGCGATGGCTGGGTACTCGGTGAATGTTACGATGTATTGGAGGAGGACTTAAATTGAGTTACACATCAAATGAAGTTGCCCTCTTAACATTCATTAAGAACGTCAACGAAACATTCTCTTACTTCGGAGAGAAAGAAGATTACGTATCAGACAGTGACATGGACTATTTCAAAGACATATGTCTAGAGTTTAGGAGGTCTGTTGTATGAGCACACCACACGCACAAGAACGCCTTGAAGCCATCTTCGAGGAGGTCAAGATTGCCTTTCCTTACTACGATGAGGAGAAGCAAGTTGAGATCGCCATGAAACGCTTTGATGAGGAGCTTGTATGACACCTGGATTTTTACAGTTTATCAAGGTTATTGTTACCTTGTACTGCGGTCTAGGACTCTTCGCAATCATGGCCGATTCTGCCAAACACTCCACACCAAGACGCAATCAATTTCAATTATCATGGACTTCGACAACCGAATACGAGAGCTTAACCAATGGAAAGCGACTGACGAGCTGACTGAAGTTACCTTTGACATGGGTCACGAGGCAGCCCTCACTTGGAATCTACCCGCATCCTACGTATGTATTGTTAGAGCTGTAAAATCTAACGGTAAAATACAGGAGCGAGCATATCGCCAAGCCAAAGCTGCCAAGACCTACATGAAATCACTACTCATGAATGACCACGACTACGTAGTCATGACCAGTAATGCTGTACTTGACACCCAATCCGACATCCCATGAACCCCTGTGACTTATCCGAGATTCTTGACAGACTCGGTTACTACATCAACGATGAAACTGGCGAGGTAATGCTAGAGGTTGACCCCTGTGGCCCTCCTATCATTGACAACTTGCTGGTTATCCTTGCCTCTCAGGGCAAGCTCATCACCAAAAGAAACCCAGAGTATGAGCTAGGTTTCTACTTGCCAAACTGGACTTGCTTTAATAGTATGGAGGAGTACTGCAAAGTATTTCCCTACGAACAACAATGTAAATCCTATGACATCTAACCTCACACAACGACAAATCGACCATCTCGATGATTACGAATACTCCCTTTTCTTAGCTTATGGTGACGCATACAAACCTACACCGACAGTTCCTGCTGGAACAGGAAGCGATCAGCTGTGGGAGACAAAGGCTGCACGACTCCATGCAGAAATTAGAGGAGAAATCCTACGCTTCCGCAAGCGTTTATGGGGTGTCATCAATCAGAGAGGCACTACCATATCTAGTTACCACAGTAGAGGAGACTAAGTTCAAACTCAAAACAGGTCAAGCTGGTAAGTTTTACAAGGACATAGCTCTTTACCTCGATGACTTAGAACCCCTAGCCATCGCAACCATCATGCTCAAAGTTACATTTGACAGAGTGTTTAGCACACAAAGGGGAGCTAACGTAGTCACCCCAATGCTAGTTGCTCTTGGGTCTGCACTCGAATCAGAGTGTAAGTTTAGATGGTACAAGAAAGAATACCCTGCGTTGATGAACTACATCAGCACAAAGTACTTTCACAATGCCTGTGGCACACGACAAAAAGAAATCATCGCTAGTCAGAAGTTTGGTCAACGTGACATCAAGTGGAAGCCCTGGAGCATCAAGGCTAAGACCTCCATTGGTAGATGGGGACTGATGATTGTAATGGAAACCACCCAATGGTTTACAGTGCAAAAACGTAAGACACATCGCAAACGTTATGACTACAGAGTAGTACCCACCGACTTGTTCAATGAAAAACGTGCGGAGCTAATCAAATCAGCTGAGTTATTTGCTGGCATACCTTGGCCAATGCTAGTGGTACCAGACGATTGGGGCTACGACAATGGACAAATAGTTTACGGTGGTTATCTCACAAACAGCATGATGAAAGGTCATGATCTGACCAGAAAGGGAAACCCCCTCATAATACACGGAGAAACTCCGATGAACTTTTTAAACAAGTTACAACGGGTGAAGTACTGTGTTAACCACCACGTACTGCACATAGCAGATAAGATGAGGTTGAGAGGTAGAATTATAGGTAAATTTATACCGATTAGTCCTACCACGAAGTTACCACGTCCTGTAGATGCAGACGAAAATCAGGAGAGCAACCTAGCTTGGAGACGAGCTATGGCTGAAGCTCACAATGCTGACCGTATCAATTTCAAAAGATCAGTCAGAACACGCACACAGCTAGAAGCTGCTGAGAAATTTAAGGATGATGTCTTTTATTTATGTTGGTCTTTCGACTACAGAGGTAGAGCATATCCCATACCAGCCTTCTTGACCCCTCAAGATACAGACTTTGGTAAAGCGTTACTAAGGTTTGCTGATGAGGCTAGTGTGACAGATGAGGCAGAACTCTGGTTATCTTTCCAAGTAGCTACAACCTACGGATTGGACAAAGAAACGCTAGAGGACAGACATCAATGGGTGTCTAAGAATACTGATCTCATTACCAAGGTCGCTACCGACCCAGAAGGTTATTTACACCTTTGGGAAGAAGTTGACGAGCCTTGGCAGTTTATGGCAGCTTGCCATGAATATTACCACTGTTGTATAGCTAAAGACAAGTTAACTACTGGTCTTATGGTCGCAGTTGATGCGACATGCTCTGGTCTACAGATTCTTGCTGGTCTAGCCAGAGATAAAAGCACAGCAGAGCTTGTAAATGTTGTACCTAGTGACAAACCTAGTGACGCTTACAAAGCGGTGGCTGAACAAGCTAAAGAGTTCTTACCTACATACATGCACCGTTGGATGAATAGAGCTGTGTGCAAACGCACAGTGATGACTATTCCCTACAATGCTACTAAAGATAGTAGTCGTAAGTACATACGTGAAGCATTACTTGAAGAGGGTATCGACCCCACAAAGGACGAGCTCACACAGGTCGTAAACGCTGTCTACAACAGCATGGACGCTATAGTCCCAGGGCCTATGCAAGTTATGCGTTGGATAAAGAAACATGTCGGACAGTACATCAGAAATGGTGCTACTGAAGTTGAATGGGTCACACCGTCTGGCTTTGTTGTCAATCAAAGAAGAGATGACATCGAAACAGAACAGATGGAGCTACAGTTGTTGGGTAGAACTAGAGTAAGATTACCTACTGGTAAAACTTCACCTAGTCCTAACAAGCATAAGTCTAGCACTGCCCCAAACTACATTCACTCATTCGATGCTTCGATCCTTCACAGATCATTCACAAAGTTCGATGAACCATTCACAGTCATACATGACTCAGTTCTTTGCAGAGCAGGAGACATGGGAACACTCAATGCACTTGTGCGAGAAACCTACACCAATATCTTTTCCGAAGAATGTTGGCTCTCTAAATTTGCGGAGACAATCAACGCCTCAGAACCACCACCCATCGTTGGGACACTAGATCCCAAAGTTGTTTCAAATTCCACCTATTTTTTCTGTTAATTATGGCAAACACCTACGTAACTCCAGATCCTGTAACTCTTGATGGCTTCCAAGCTATCCTAAAACCAGGTGAGTGGGGATACAAGTTATCAGCTCTTGTTGACGAGTCACTTATATCAAAACTCGAAGAAGAGCGTCTATCAGCACTTGAATGGGCTAAAAGCAAGGCAAAAAACCCAAAAAGGGTTACAATCAAACCAGAGCCTTGGGAAGAGATAGACAATCAGAAAGGAGCGTACCATCTACGTTTCAGCTGGAGAGATGGCGACAAGATTATACCTGTCGTTGTTGATACAGAAGGAACACAGATCAAAGACACAGACACACCAGTCTACAGCGGTAGTAAAGTTAAGTTAGCTTTCTTCCAAAAGCCATACGTACTTCCAAGCGGTGACATTGGCACATCACTAAAACTAAAAGCAGTTCAAATTGTTAGTCTTAACAGTGGAGCTGGTGTAGTTGATACAGGTGATATGTCTGCTGACCAAGCATCAGAACTATTTGGTAAGACAACTGGCTTCAAGGTCGAAGAGCCAAACATAGACGCAGCTCCATGCTCCGTTGAAGAGGATGACTTCTAATGCGTAGTCATTTGGAAGAGCAGGTTGCTGACTTGCTTGACTCGATGAAAGTACCGTACCAGTATGAGGGCGAGAAGCTGACATACACAATAGAAGCTAAGTACATCCCTGATTTTAAAGTTGGGGATGTTTACTTGGAAACTAAAGGTTACTTTCCCCCAGAGCAAAGACGCAAGATGAAAGCTGTAAAAGAAGCTAATCCAGACCTTGATATTCGTATCATCTTCCAATCCCCTCACAATAAAATAAACAAACGTTCTAAAACTACCTACTCCATGTGGGCTGAGAAGAACGGTTTTCCTTGGTGTGCCTATTATGCAATCCCAGTTGACTGGCTCAGATGAATCATCATTCCTATATCACACCAGCTGTCCTAGCTGTGGTTCGTCAGACGGTAATTCCGTATATTCTGATGGACATACTTATTGTTTTGTATGTAACCACTTTGATAGCGGGCAGTCATGTGACGAT